TAAGAGTTTAACCTGTCATTGAACTAATGGAATTAAAGTCTATTAAGAATTCTGACGGCCATTCCGATTCTGAGGAATCGATGCATGGCTCGCAATTTAAATCACCAAAGATCTCAAACCGTCGCCTTGGCAATACTCCCTCGCGTTCACAACGCAAGCGGGAGAGGAACCAGCCGAAAGTGGATCTTTTGAAATTACCCTACCGTTTTAAAACTGTTGGTTTGGCCCATGTGAAAGCGCACATGGGTGTCGATGTTTTAAACGGGACTGAACAACATTCTCACCCTGTTTGTGCCTTTGAACGCACACAGGCTGTTAATTGGATGATGGATCATGCAAAAACGGACACGATTTCCTTTATTGGTGGGAATCCTAACGCCGCTATGTATAGAGACTCTCGAATTATTATTCTTGACAATGGTGAAGCCAAGAATCAAGTACGTGTTCAGCAGTACCGCCACTCTGCTTCCGCTGTTATTATGGATCCTAGTATGTTGATCAACGATGCAGCCGAAGATATTGAGATGTCCCGCACATATGTATTTGTGCACCAGTTATTTGAAATATCCAATGATGATCTGTTAAGCATGATGATTGCTGCTAAAGATTATCATACGGAGTTTTACGCAATTTATATGCCATTAGATCGACCCAAGTTAGCGGCCGGTGAAGTAGAATGGTGTTACGTCGTAGTCGACGGTATATTGCGCACTTCAATTGATGTTTTAGGTAATGGTTTGCCTTACATTTGTTACCCCCAATATTTACATCAAAGGGGAATAATGTATGGCACGGGAAATAATGAAGGATATGCAGTTACTATTGACACACGTTATCAGTTTGGAGATACTCGTGTTGTCCGGTTGGACTTGATAAAAGCAATTGAACCTAAGGTTGTGCTCAAGGATGTGATTCGTACGCCCCGCAAGTTTGCGGGAATAACGGTCTCCATGAGCACTTATGACACCGGTGCACAATTGAATTTTATAGCAACCTTACACGGTTTGTTTAACCCTGTAAGTGATGTCTTAGTCCCCACAGAATTAATTGCGTCCTGTATTGAATACATGATTGGAAAGGAAAGAAACCATGACACTTATAAATCAGCTATACGTGATGCCAAAGTGCGAGCTAAGCAGCTCAAGATTGATGGCAATACCAAAGCTGATGCTATACCATTTGCAGTAGCACTCGCGTTTAATTACGTTGAGACTGAGATGGCAGCGTATCGAATGGTTCAGGGTAAATCAATTAGTACAACAATGTACAATTTAACTAAGATTGATTTATTTAGTTCCGCCAAATATCAGGCCTTTTTATGGACAGTGTATACATGCCTGTCTATTGGGGGTTTGGCGTATAATTATTACAATTGGAAGCGCGCTCGACCTCAGTCCAATGTGGCCTGGGTTGTTGCTTGTGTCGGTATTTCAGCATTTCTCCGTAAGTGGGGTCAAAATAGTTTCCGACTCAATGCAATATTGAGCCCTTTTGTATTAATTTTGTTCATACGTCACATGTATTCAAGGTATGAAAAGGTAAAATCCCGGGTAAAAAGTAACAGTATTGCCAATGCTGCGGTTGAGTTTATATGGCCAGGTGGTCAGTATACAACAAATGCCGGTTTTAACGTTGAAGGGTTGTATAATACCCAGATCAATAGTTTAGCAAGTGTGTGTATGGATGGTCGAGAGTTGGCTGAGATGGCCCCCGACACCGACATACAAATTGGCGAAGTTCAATGTCGTGAAACTTTTGGATGCATGCAAGTTGGCTGGAGCACTATACATGTGCGCCCCGTAGTAGCCCGAGCATGTACACATAATGCTATAGTTTCTACAGTAAACCGTTGTTTAGGTGTCACACCAAAGTCGACCCGTAATTGGGTCCGAGGTGATTCTATGGATGGGTTCATTGCTGCTGCATTTGATGCTGATTTGACATTTGAAGTGCCGTTCCGTGTTTATTCAATTTATGAATGGGCACGACGTTTTCCACCTCGCGTTTGTGCTGAATTGATTCAGGCACACGCTGAGTTGATGGATCATGGCTATTGTTTAAAATTTTTATCACGAAAACGAATTCGCAAAACCTTTGTTAAGATTGAGAAGATAATTGACCCAAAATATTTGGATGATATCAGTTATGATCCTCGTCTTATACAGGGTGCCACCCCACAATGGCAATCCGCCTCTGGGCCATTAGTCTATTCCATGTATATGTGGATAAAGCAACAATGGCATGTTCAGGCACGTGTCCCTTTGGTTACATTGGGACCTGGACATACTGGCGATGAGTTGGGTCGATGGTATCGTAAAGCTTTAAAATACACCTGTGGTATGGGTGATGTGAAGATCTTTATGTGCGATTTTAGTCGATGGGATATGACATTAACAAGAGATGCTCTTGGAGCTGAAGGCTTATTTTACCAGAAGGTGTTTACCGGTCGAATGAGTGAAGCCCAATTGAAGCGTCTACGTGGTTTGATCACTATTGGTTTAGACACAATGGGTGTCTTTGTTAAGGATGGGACCTTTTATCGTTCCCCTGGCAAACGTAAATCTGGTGATAGTAACACCACGTTGGGTAATTCCGTTTTAAACGCTTATGCCACCTATCTTGCATTTCGTAGATATGGTGTAGATTCATTTCGAATGATTGTTGCTGGTGATGATAATTTGGTTATTACCTCAGCTAAAGTTAATATTCGTCGAGTAGAAAGTGAGTATCGAGCGTTGGGATTGCAGCCAAAATTGAACTTGGTAGGCCAGTGGGCTGCCGAGTTTTGTTCTGGTCGCTATTATCCAGTTAATGAAAAACCTTATTACGTCCACGGCCCCAAGATAGGACGAATCTTGGCGCGCACTGGATATAGTCACAATTTGTTGAAGCCCGGCACCGAGTATAGTTGGTTGCGTTCCGTTTGTATCGGATTGCGAAAGAATGTACAATACATTCCTATACTGCGAGTGTTAATTAAACGCGTAATTGAGCTCACCGAGGGGATAATGTTAATGCCCATTCGAGATTTTGAGTTTAAATTTAACGTTCAGGGAGAATATACAATGAGTGATGAAGCATACTATATGGTTGATGAAGTCTATGGGTTGTCGCGTGAACAGGTTGATCGCATTGAAAAACAACTCATGGAGATTACATCGCCTACTTTTGTATTTGATAATGACATCGTGAAAAGATTAGTGGAAGTTGATTGCCCTAATAAAAAAGATGAGTTTATGGCGGCCTTATCCCTTTGGGAAACCTTGAAACCGTTTATGTCGGATTATTCGAGATATGTAGGGTCAGTTTTATTTTCTAATATGGCAAGTATTTGGATTAGCATTATTTTTGCACCAGTACTTGAAGAATTGATAAAACGTGGCCATTGGAACTACTTTCTTATTTTGGTTGGTGGTGAAACAGTGACTAAATTGTTAATGTATGGTCCTGAGCAAGCGCTCATTGGAATTGTGACCCATTACTTTTTTATGAAGCTGCCGTTACCATTAGGCATCTTCTTTCACGGGTTTTACAACTTTATAGCTTTACTAACGGCTGGAATGTTGGATGATTTTGAAATCATCCGAGCATTGCGTTGGGCAACGTGGGACGTAGCATCCCGAATTATATTGCCTAACAATTGTTTCCAGACTATACGTAACTGGTGGACAGGAGCTGGCGTTCCTGCGAAAGTGAGCCCCGATGTTAAAATCATGCAAAATGATAAAAAGACAATTGTTACTACTACTGTTGATCGACCAAGGCAACGTACTAAAAGTCAAAGTGGCCTCAGTCGAAATGAGAGACGTCGACTCCGCGCCATCCAGCTCGCCAAGCTCAGGATGGGTACGCAAGTTAAAATCGATCGCCTCGAATCCGCACTTGGCCAAGGAGCTCAAGGTGCAGGTAGTAATTCTCGAAGGGTGGCAGGAACTTATGACCTACTTAGAAAGCGTACAAAGAACTCGACAGCGCGTGGCATTCCTCGCGAACGACTCCGATATCTCGAATCTTTGGCCAACCCCGACCAATTCATGTCTATAATACCCGATATGACCACTTGTCCGCGTACTGTTGCGCAAATACGTACAGTTGGACAATGGTCTCCCGACGCAAATGGCAACGGCTGTGTGTACATGTCCCCGTATATTAATCAGGGATATGAAGTCGCCGGCAGTAGCACTTTGCTTGTTGATGGTGTTCAATATTCCGACAATAATTTTAACTGCCATAATTATGCTGATTGGGCAGTCTCCATGGGTTCCTATAGGACTGCATCTATGGAGATTATTTGTCGGTTTGTGGGTGGAACGTTACAGGATGGAGGTACAATTGCCGCTGCATTAATACCACCTGAGTTTAACAGTTCCTTGTTCCCAAACACCGTAGCCACGATACAGGAATACAATCGCTCCAAATGTTCACCCGCCCGCGATGGGATGGAGGTGGTTTGGTTACCCGCGTCTGCTGTTGATTTTATGGTTTACCCAACCAATTTCACAGCTGGAGCAGATAATTTCCCGTTTTTAGCTTTAGCTTTTGCTGGCGTAACAGTCGCAGGCACAGCACCATATCAAGCAATGTTTGAGTTGGAACTAATCCACAACATTGAAGCATTTTCTCTCGATCAAATATTGACCGCCCCGAAAGATGGGGTGCGTAACGACCCAATCGCAATGGCAACTGCAACCAACACTATGTCGTTGGCTGTTGCACGTGGTATGCACACGTCTGCCGCAGGTAAGGGAACCGATCGATTGGAGCAAATAATGCAATTGGTGCCTAAAGCAGCTGGTTTTCTCTGGGAAAACCGCACTCCCATACTCGAAGGTGCTGCCGAGGTGGGAGCTATGTTAGGATTTTAAGCCTGACTTCAGTGAAAATGTTTAATTGCCCTACAAAACCAAATAAAAATAGAAAATGTGGCAATTAAGAGTTTTCGAAGAAGCTAGAAGTTTCTCGCCATTTTATGGTCTCTAAGGATGTGCAGAGGGGTTATATCTGTACGTTTTTATCCAAGTAAATAGAACAG